GGTTCCGCCTGATCCTCGATGGCGTCTGCGGCTTCACCCGCCAGCCGCTTTTCTTCCTCCAACACGCGGTTGATTTCTTCCATCGCCGCGCGTTGCCGATCCGGGTGATCGGTGTCCCACAACTGCTCAGTGATCCGCAGAGCCTCGGCCACCGTCCGCCCTGTGGCGAGGTAGGCATCCCGCACGCGAACAACGTCTTGCCGCCAGCCTTCTGTGCCCGCCTCGGCCTTCTGGGTGTCGGTCAGCGTCGACCGGAGCGTCTGTTGGAATTGCTCCAGAGACTTGCGTGACTCCTGCACTTCCTTGGAGACACCGAACAGCCCCGAGAAGAAGTCAGAAATCTTCCCGAACACCGGCCCGAGGAGCGCCCCGATGCCAGGCAGGATGGACCCAAAGATCCCCCCGAGCACGCCCTCGAAGAGCGCCGGAAATTTCGTCGCGAGACTCTGCGCCAGCGACCCGGTAATCGACTGCCCGAGCAATGAGCCGATGGACTGGCCGATGTTACCGCCGCCCTGAATGGCGCCCAGAATCGTCGGTCCGAACGATGTCTTGAACGTGTCGCCGATGCCGGCGAGGATCGTCCCGCCGATCCCTTTGCCGGCCGCGCGCACTTCTTCGACGGGCGGATGGAGATCGAAACCGCCCTCGGCGCCGGTCGGCAGCGTAGGAATCGGCGGCAAGACGAGTGCCCGCTCGATTGTGTCGATGAGCAGGGCAGCCTCTTGATTGCCGTCCTTGAGGCGCGTGATCATCGCGTCCAGTTGGACGGTGATCGCCATGACCGCCGGAGGCGCCTGCTGCCCGAGCGTCGAATACTTGTCGATGGCGTCCTGAAGCGTCGAAAGTGCGCGCCGCTGTTCGTCGGCTGTCAGCTTCGTCGCCCCGCCTAGACGCACGATTTCGTCGGTGAGCTTGCGCGCGGCTTCAAACGCATTCGAGCCAGACCAAATGTCTCGGAACCGCTTCGCCGCTTCCGCTTCCTGCTCAAGCGCACGTGCGGCTTTCTCGTGCTCCGCAATAGACTTTTTCGCCGATTCGGTGAGCTTGTCTTCAGCCTCGCGCATCTCTTCAAGGCTGAGCGTGGCCAGTCCTGCCGCCTTCGGGACATCGAGTGTCGGTGCCTTGATCGTCGGCAGGTCGGCTGACTTCAGCGTGAGGAGGTCAAAGGAGGCCGTGAGATCCCGCACCAGATGGATCGCCTTCTCAAACGGCAGACCGACCTGCTCCAATGCCCACTTGGCAATCGGTGCGCCGGTCGTCGAGACCTTGATCACGGCCTCTGCAAGATCGGTAAACATCGGCACGAGCGGCCCGAGGACTTGTGCGAGGAGTGCCCCGCCGGCCGACTTCAGCACCGTCCACTGATCCCCGAGTTTGTCGCCCGCGCGGATGACCTGTTCATCCATCACGAGGCCCATTCGCTCGTAGGCATCGGCCGTCTCTTTCAGATGCCCATTGAGAGCCGGCAGGATCTGCATTCCCTGTCGTCCAAACAGGTCGTTCAGGACCGCGACCTTCTCGTTCTGGTCGGTAATCTTCCCGACCGCGTCACCAACCAGAAACAGCGCATCTTCCGGTGATTGCTTTCGCACCTCCGCAAATGACAGCCCGAGCGCGGTCATCGCGCCTACGGTTGATTCCTTCCCCTCCCCCAATCGCTTCTGGAGCTGCAAGGCGGCCCCCGCAACATCGTTCAACCCAACGCCAGATTCTTGCGTGGCAAGCTTCAGCCGTTGCAGACCTGTGACGTTGATGCCCGTCTTGGCTTCCAGATCCACCAACGCCCCGGACATGTCGATGAAGTCGCCCGTGACTTTTGCGATCGCCGCAATAGTGAAGGCACCCGCGAGCGCCGGCCCGATCCGGCCAACGATGCCTGGGATCAACCCCGCCTCTCGGCCGATCCCCGAGATGTCACCCTGTGTTAATGCCGCCTTTCGCGCGAACCCATCCAATGACCGCCCAGCCGTGTTGAGGCCGGACTGCAACTCCGCCGCATCCGCTGACAGCAGAATACGGAGAGCGCCAACGACCGCGCTAGCCACGGCTCATTCCTATCACCGGATCAACCGGCTGAAAGTGCCCGCCGACTTGTGCGGCAAACGCCTGCCACATCGCGACCTGTTCTCTGGCCGATTGACGTGTGCGTTTGGGTTGATTCACGAGCAATGTCTCCAACTTCGGGAGCCCCTTCGTGCCGCGTGTCAACGCGGCGATGTGCCAGGCTAATGACGTGTCGCGATCAATCGCAGACTTCCGGCGCCGCTTCTCGGCCACAAACTCGCGGGCGAGCTCACTGAAGGTCGAATCCCAAAACTCATCACGGCTCAGGCCGCAGTCGCGGGCGTGGAGGAAGAGGCTTCGCCAGTCCCATTCACCCGCTTGCGCTGAGCCTTGCGAGGGTTTGGATTCAACTCCTTGACATCCTCAGGGTCAGGAGCGCTCAGGCCGAACGCTTCCAGTAGTGCCTTGACGATCTGGCCTTCGCCGTCGCTATCGCACAGATCCGCCGCGTGATCCGGATGCGGGAACTGCGCGGCATGATACTTCTGAAGGCCCGCCCAGAACACCGTCAACGTGTATTCCAGCGATCCAGAAAACACCAACCGCTGAATCTCTTCCAGTGACGTGACGACGATCCGCCCCTTCTCGTCGCGGGTATTCAGGCGGCTTTGCGCTTTCGCCATTGCCGCGGTGTTGAGCACAAGGGTGTAATGCTCCCCGTTGTGATCGAATGGAATTTCCCCTCGTTCCCGATTCGCCATCTGCCCCCCTAAGCGCCGGCTGGGTAGCGGCGCCTTTACCTGCTTACGAACCGGGCGCCGTGTAGGTCGTCGCCTGAATCGCGAACGTCGCTTCCATCAGGTTCTCGGTGTTCACCGTCGGCGGCTCGAACTCCAGAACCTTGCCTGGGAAATTCCACTCATACGCCACACCGGCGATGAGCAGATCGGCGCGGAAGTTCGTTGTCGCACCGCTGTTGAACAGGCCCAAGAGGCCGGCGCCTGTGAAGCCGTCCGTTCCTCCGGCGACGTTCTGTGATCCGTGGTTTGGATCCCAGTTGCACTTCACCATGACGGCGTCGTAGTCCTTCAGGCCCACGGTGTATTCCTGCGCCCTGTTCGGGCTGCGCAGGTGCGTCCGCTTGACCTTCGGAGCGGAGAACTTGGCGAGCTTGATTTCGAGCACGCCCTTGACGGCGACGAAGGTTTCCGGGCTATCGCCTTGTCCGACCTTCAGCTGTGCCCCGTAGCCGATGTCGGTGTCGTTGTTGTAGTAGGTATCGGTTACGTTCGCCACGGCTGTGGTCTCCTTGTTTGTCCGTCGTTCACGCCATGCCGCAAAGAAAAAGCCGCCCACCAACGACGCGGTTGAGCGTCATCAGCGAGCGGCTTATCTCGCGGCCTCTTGTCAGCACGTCGCGCCCCGGCCAAGGGGCGTGTTCGGATGGCCGTCCTATCCGTGCCGTCGTCGAGCTTGTCTTACGTCACTGGTTCTCCGCGGAACACCTGAATCTCGGCTCCGCCGTCCAACAGAATCACCTTACAGTGCTCTAGACTCGTGCCGATGAGTGTGCCACGAAACCAGTCGAGATACTGCTGTTTCGCATCGGCTTTCACGCCCTGCGGCGTGCTCAAAATCAGCACGTCACTGGCGCGCACGATGCCGATCGCCTGCTCCGTCATTGCTGGTGCATCACGTGAAAGATCCGCACCACGCGGTATTCCCGCTTCTCGTCCGGAAGATACGTATCGTTCATCGACCCAATCGGCTTCACGAGTCGAAGCGCGACACTTGGACTCCCAACCGTTCCTGCCCAGAAGTTCAGCCCGGTTGCCGTGGCTCCAGCTCCGTCGCCCTGTACCGCGGCATCCAAGGCGATGATCTCCGCCCGCTGCGCTGACCTCAGATCGACGTGAATCCGTGTTTGCACCAGCGAATTTCCACCTCTGAGATGCCCTTCCTTGACGTCTCCAGCCCGATTCACGATCACCGCTGGCAAGAGTCCAGACTGATGCCGGATCCCCGTCGTCACCCGAGCGCCCACCAACGTCGTCACGGCGCTGATCGAGAGCAGCCGATCACGAATAGCCGCCGCAGCATCGATCACAGTAACCCCCCACTTCCACTAGTGCCTCGTGTCGAGAACCCGTCCGCTACCAGACTGCGCCAGATCGCTGCGCCGATTGGGCCAATCGCCTGCGGTGCCGTCTGATCAAAGGCAGGACCGAGAGAGGGCTGCGGACGCGTGTCGTCCGTGCCAAACTCCAAAAATAGACCCTGCTCGGCGTAGGTCGTTTGCGGTTCATCCGTCCGAGGATCCGTCGATGGCCCGACTCTCACGGAGGCGCCGCGGCCATCCGCGATGATGATGTGATCCGCGTAATCCGGCGCCCCTTCCTCACGTGGCGCCAAGCCCGAGGCGCGCTGTCGCATGGGCGCAGCCCCAACACGCAACGCTGCGCGGAGCACCTTCGCCTCTTTCCGGCGCGACAAAAGGCTGAGGTTTGCGCGCAGTTGCTCAAGGCCGGAGATTTGCAGTCGTGTCACCATCAGGCCGCCACCTGGCTTTTGTTCAACGTCGTCAGCACAATCCCGCACCGACGATCCATGTTCTCCGCCTCGGTGATGTCGTAGGACCGACCCTGATACAGCAGCCGGCGCGTCTTCGGCACGTCCACGAGATCCGGATCCATCGACGACACGTAACGCATCTGCCAGCGAATCACCGACGCGGCCGACAGTTGCGCGTCTCCGAAGGTTTCCTTCCCGCTGACCACCTCGCGTGACATGCGCGCGCGGATGAGCGTCGACGGCGTCTCCGTGGGTGCCCCTGACGTATCCTCACTAGACGCGATCTGCTGGATCGTCACGTCGTGAATCAGCGCGCCGGCGTTGAGGCTCACAGCAGCGTCCTCAACTGCTGCGTCGAGGCCGCCGACCACAGGAACCCGCGGATAATCTGCTGCATCCCGAACGGCAACTGCTCGAGTTTGCTGCTGCGCTCGGACAGATGCACTTCCGACCGGAACTGCTCGAAATTCGCCACCATGAGCAGGATGGCGGCCTTTACCAGATCCGGCACGTCCGCCTCGGCATCCCCATAGCCGGCGGTGTAGCGGATCCTGATCGCCTGCGCTGATGTCGTCACGACGGGCCACGTTTGGCCGGTCTTGAGCTCGACCCATCCGCGCTTGGCATGCGCTCCTTGCGGGGCGTAGGACTGCCACAGTGCCACTTCCGGAGAGGCCCCGTCCGTGAACGCCACGTAGTCGTCGCCGCTCAGGTAATCGACCGAGAGCACCTCTTGGAGCGGCGGGTGCGGCAGTTCGATCCGCGTGTCGAGCGGCGTCGCGTCGAGATACGCTTCCCATGTGGCCGTCATCACCTGCCGTCCGGTGATCTCCTCGAAGTACTGCGTCGCCGCCCGGATCCACGACTCGATCAGGAGATCCTCTCGGCTGTCGATCGAGCGGACGTGATCCTTCGCCCACGACACATCGAACGGCAGCGCCGTTGGTGGCGTAATCTGCGAGTCCGACCAGACGATCAGGCGGGACACAGAACACCTTCCAACACCTTTCGATAGCGGTCTGCGATTGCGTCGATAGAAAAGCTAGAGGCCGTCTCCGCTAAAAAGTCTGGCAAGTCCATCCGAATCTCTGTGTTGTCGTCCCAGAAGTCGAGAGAATCGTTCAACTGCTCAGCGGTCTCTAATGCGCCTCCGCCAATCTCACGCTGAGCAGCAGAATGCTGGCAAATCACCGGCCGACCGCACGCAATCGCATTCACGAGCTTGACGCCGCTTTTCCACTTGCGGCACAATTCGCCGTCCCACTGCTCCCCCCGGAGCGCCACGATCAAATCGGCATCCTGCAACTTCGTCGGATTGATGACGAACGACCAGCCGCGCTCGGCGCACGCCGCCTTCAGGACGCCTTCCCACGAGCCGAGATACAGCGAACAGCCCTCGTAGGCCACCGTCTGAATCTGCTCGCGGACGGGCTGTGCAACCGTTCCCGGCCGGTAATGGTGCGGGATGTAGACCCCGCCGATCGCATCAGCCATCGCCTGCGTGGCCGCAATCAACTCCGCGCCATACTGCGCGGCCAACTGCTGCACGCGCGTCACCATGAAGGCGATGTCGCAGCCGTTCTCGTCGT